CTCTATTCCTGTTGTTTGCTGTATAGAGTGAATAGCAGTTCCCGAAGCATCTACAAAATTAAGAAAATGTGTTAAGTTCGCATTCGTATTGCGTGTGGTATATCCGTTTTTATTAATTCTATTTGTGGTTGTTCCATCTGTTAGTTCTATATGAGGATTATTAGCAACGAAGTTAGGTAATAATGAAATAACATTCGTTCCAGTTCCACTATTATCAAGAACAATACTATTTGTAGCAGTATTACCAGCAGTGAGTACAGTGTTGAGTGATGGGTCTACTGGTGTTGGAATAGGTGGGTTGAGTGTGTTGTATGTTAAAGTATTACACGAAATATCACTGAAAGTGGTTAGAAGAGTGAAGGTATTTAATCCGGTAAATGTATTGTTCGCACTCGCAGTGACGAAACCACCAGTAATAGTAGGCACGTAGTCCTTGACCCATTCAGTAGTAGCGACAGAACGACTGTCGTCTAAAATATCAACCGTTACTGCGTTTAAACTTCCGTCGAATGTTTTAGCACCTGTGATAGTTTGATTAGTGTTCGTAGTTACTACATCAGCAGCAGGCGGGTATGGGTTTATCTTTTCGATTAAACGCTTGACTTGATTGTTTAAACTTAAATAGTTCGATGTTAAAGCAGGAGCGCCGAATGCTCCGGCACTTTGATTTAGTCCTCCACCTCTACTATTCATTATATATACATTAGAGATATAATATAATATTTAAATAAATAATTTATTAAAGATTATTTCCCGTAGATTATTATATATATATAATCTATAATGACCGACTTCGACCCATTCTCAAACAAACCTGATATTTCCCCTTCATCAAGGAAACTATATACTTTTAATTTAACAAAATTAAATGGCGGTAAAATAATCAAAGACCTCAAATTTTTGAGCGACCCTACTATTTTAGGCAAATTAGAAGAAATGAAACCTAATACCCGTAGAACTTATTTAATAAGTATTGTCTCATGTCTCAAAGACCGCCCAGAAGCAAAGTACAGAAAACTATATGCTAAATATTATACTCATTTAGTCGAATTAAACAAACAACTAAAAGACAACACCGATAAAACAGAAAAAGTAAAGGAGAACTGGATAGAACAAGACGATGTTAATTCGAAAATGGAGGGCATGAAAGAAGTGCTTAAAGATTTAGAAAAAAACAAAAAACTCACAGAGAAAGAGTATGAAACATTATTACATACTCTTATATTAGCATTGTATACACTACAACAACCACGCCGTAATAAAGATTATACCGACATGATGATGGTTCGGGGTGTTCCCAGTAGCACAGAACACAATTACCTAAATTTAGATAATATGGAGTGGATTTTCAACAATTACAAAACCCAGAAGAAATATTCGCAACAAATCCTAAAAGTCCCAGACGAATTACAGGATATTATTCGTATTTACTTAAAGTTTCACCCCAGTTCAAAGGAGGTGAAAAAGAAGAAAATGTCGCCTGTTCCGTTTTTAGTCCATCAGGACGGCACGGCAGTGAAAACAAGCACCGAAATGACGCGGATTTTAAATAAAATCTTTCAAAAAAAAGTAGGGTGTTCTTTATTAAGGGCAATATTTCTAACCGACAAATACGGCAAACAATCGCAAGAATTAAAACAGGATACAAAAGCGATGGGAACATCTGTCGAAACGGCACAAAATAACTATATAAAAAAGGAAGATTAAAAAACATATCTGCTGACAACAAAATCATTACTTACTTTGTTGCCACCATTCATTTCTTCGCTTAAATGCGCTTTTAATTCTTTGACTTTCTTATTGAATTGCTCGTTAGTAAATCCCATTTTCATCATTTCGATACGCATTATATTCCAGCGTCCACATGTTTGTATCCTGTTGCCTATTTTCTGGTGGCGCTTCGTGTTCCAGATGACTTTGAACCCGTCTTTTACTGCTTTATCCATTAATCTCGTCATTTCGTTTGTACTTTCTCCTAAAATAAGTCGTTTCATTCTGTTTATAAATTTCCAGTCCGTATCATATTTAGCACCATACGAGTTGTAGTATTCTATTGTCTTACCATATCTCATTATACTTACCCAGTGTCCCGAATTCTTTTCGTCTTCGATGAGAATAATCTTGAATGACTTATTAGTAGGTAATAGTTCCTGAATATCGTTGTAATTCTTTAAATCACTATATTTGATTATATCCTGCGGTTTTACACCAGTATGGCGTTCTAAATCGGCATCGGTCATCGGTGTCTCAATTCGTTTAAGGATACTATCGTGGGAATGGTCGTTCATTATACATTCTATTTAGATTATTTTTCGTTAAAATCAAACAAATTAAATATCATTATAGTTTAGGAGAATGGTTCACTGGCAGAGTTCATACAAATACGGCAAAAAGGGAGAGAGCAAGGTATATCCTATTATACAACAATTTTTTAATCGTGCTATAACAGCAAACGAGGAGCAGTATGCTAAATATGATTACACATGTCCGCAGTACAATTACGAGGTCAAATCCCGCACATGTCGTTCAACTACTTATCCAGACACAATGATTACGATGAATAAACTGGGAGGCGACCGTGGTTTAATGCTTCTATTTAATTTTACAGATGCGTTATATTATATCGAATACGACCCAGAAACATTCAAGGAGTTTCGAACCGATATGTTTAGCAGGGCAAAACAAGCGTGGGACGAAAAAGAGCATATTTATATACCGATGGATAAATTAACGAAAATACACGACTGGGTGTATTAAAAAAATATATCTTATTTATATAAGATATGTCTTTCTCTAATACACTCGGTTTTGAAAGGTTCCCATTGCCAGTAGGTTCTATCGTTGCTTTTGCTGGTAATACTATCCCTTACAACAATGGTATGTTAGTATGTAATGGGCAGTCATTAAACACTACAACCTACGACCATTTATTTAACCAGATAGGATACACATACGGCGGTAGTGGCGACAATTTTAATTTACCAGATTTAGTCACAAATCCTTACATACAGGGGGGAACTGTATCTGGCGAGTTAAGACCATCATCTATTACTCTCACTACTGATGTTTCTCTCAATGTTGCTAATCTGCCTTCTTTATCAGCAGGTAATTTTGCGTTAGGTAGTCAATCTTACCTTGCTAATACGAATGAACTGTATTTTTCGTATCCTGATAGTCCAATCGCAGACCAAGACAACAATTATTTCGCATTTACGGGTCAAAATATATTACCATCAGGCAAACTCTATAACACATATGCCTTTCAACAAGTCAACACTTATAATGACACATACGCTAATACTTACTGGCAGCAAAATTATAATCTTCTACCTCCTCCGCCTAACGGCAATGGTAATTATAACCCTTATTTCGACAGTACTCCTGTCGCACAGTTTACTATAACTTCAAGTAATTCATTACAATACACTAACAATGCTAATCCTATTGAAATTACTGCGGGAGTTACTCTTGATGTAAATCCAAATTCTCTACAAATCATATATTTAATAAAAGCGTGGTATGTTAATCCATTACCAATAGCGCCTGCTAAATTGCCTTTTATTCCTGTGCCATATAACCAAGATGTTTCTGGTGTTCCTATTCCTCCGTATTTTAACACATGGAACTAAAAAAATATAATTATATAATATAAATGTCTAAATCTAACACAGTCGGTTTCGAACACAATCCTATCCCTGTCGGGACTATATTTCAGTATGCTGGTGCTATATTGCCTCCTACATGGGTATTGTGTGATGGTTCTACTCTAAATGTAGCAGATTATCCTGAACTTTACAATGTTATAGGTAGTATCTACGGGAGTGGTTCAGGCACTTTTAATGTCCCTAATTTAAGTACAGGGCAAGTTTTAGCAGGTTCTACTGCTTGTTCTAACACTACTGTCGCAGAAAATACTTCTTACGGTGCTATAACAGGGTCATCTATTCCTCCTCTCACTAACTTCGATATTCCTTCATTTACGGCAACTGTATCAACCGCACCTACTTTCGGTGCTTTATTGATACAGAATTTTACAACACCAGACGCAGGAGTAGCGGGGTTTCCTTGTTATAATACCTATGGTAATCCTAGTTCAAGACAGTACACAGAAGTATCAGGCACTACGAAGGATACAGTTTATTTAGCAATGTTAAATTCAGGAAGTCCCGCCACTACTTTTAACTCTCCTACGATTACAGTAAATTATAAAACACCGAGTAGCACTGCCGCACCTATCTCTCCTATAAACATCAGTATTACAGGGTCAACCGATTTTTCTACTGTTCGATTTACCCATATAATAAAGGCAAAATATACTTAATAAAAATATATTTCTAATATATATGTCAGTATCGAATTCAGCAAGTTTATTAGGAGATATACCAGTGGGAATTATAATACCACATGCTGGTAATCAACCTATCCCTAATTACTTAAAATGTGATGGTAGTAGTTATTTAATCAGTGATTATCCTGAATTATATACTGTTATTCGGGGTATATACGGGCAAGTAGACAGCGAACATTTCAATGTCCCTAATGTAGTGGGTAGATTAATGGGTGCTTCTGCTACAAATGCTAATACCCAGACGAATAATTCTACTGATGTCAGTGGTAATTTAGGATTTACAGTGACGGAGGCAAACATGCCGTATCTACCTGATTTATTTTATAATTATACTTCCACAAATGCGGTAGGACAGGGATACGGAGGTCTATTAAATGCCAGCGTATCCACACCAGTGGAGGTTGTCTATAATCCTAATCAATCCAGCGCATTAGACATACAATTTGTATCTGGTTCGACAGCGACTGCTAATATAGCACAAGAGGAGCAGGTTACACTAAACGTTATAACTGATATAGTTGCGAGTTATACTGGAACGGGGACACCTGTATCTACCGATATTAGCGGTAATTCTACCACACAACTGAACCCAAAGGGTTATATAATGAATATCTATATCAAGGCGCTTCCATATTAACCAAATATACATATTTTACTCGTATATGCTGTAAAATATTTATACATCGCTTTTTTTTCCTTACGATGATGCTCTACATCGCTTTTTTTGCCCGACAATGTCGCTTTTTTTGCCCGACGGTTTCCTTACTGAATATGGTAAGAAAATCGTCGGCGTTCGAAAAATCCGCTCGATAAGTGGTTTCGGGGGTCGCTTTTTTTGCCCCGTTTCTGGAAAGTGTCTTACGAAGGAGTTTTTTTCTTTTCTTGTATACTTTCTAAAAACGGGGCAAAAAAAGCGATAAAGGGCAAAAAAAGCGATGTAGAGCATATAGGTAAGAACCCCCTGCGTCCCTATTTAACAAATAGCGGGGCGACCGAGTGCCGACCCCACCCAGCGTCGCATTTTACCCTCAAAAATTAGTTCTCATTTAGACGAAAATAATATCGTAATATAATATAAGATGTCGCAATTAAATGTAGTTAAGAATGCTGTATCACCAGACCAGATATACTACGATGTCACGGTGACGAACTTACAAAGTACAAACACTCTGCCTCCTATATTCTATTATAACGAACAGAGAACAATGCCTTTTATCAGCAATCCAGAGGAATACTATTTAAGTATTTTGAGATTTACTGTTGAGACAGGTTCTCTACCTGTGTTTATACCAACTATACAATCGAACTCGCCTAACAACAGTGATACAATTTACTCGGTATGTCTCGAATATACTGACCTCTCTGGAAACTCTGCCTCATCGGGACAAGTATACGTCCAGTGGGTTCCACAAGATATAACCGCATCTGTTCCAAATCCTCCATTTCAGCAAACAAACGGACTACAAGACAACAACACAGGATACTTTAACTGTTATTCCTATTCTTACTGGACAGGATTAGTCGATATTACTTTAAAGAAAGCATACAACGCATTAGAGGCGGACGCAATTTCCAAATCAATAACCCTGCCATCTATTAACGCTCCTTTTCTCGACTGGGACGCTGGTTCAGGCACAGCAATACTGTATGCTGACAGAGCAGGATACAATGTGTTCGGGGTATTGTCAGCAACAAACCCAGACCCAACAAATCCACAAAATTTGTGGGGAAGTATATTAGTGTATATGAATGCTCCTCTGTTCCAATTATACAATAGTTTCCCCAGTTTCTATTTAGGATACACAGGTGTCACAAAAGGCAAGAATTATTTGATGTTGATTAGAGATGTAGGTGGTAGTAATTTAATAACAATCTCCCCGTATGGAGTATTCGACGCGTCTGGAAATCAGTACACATATACAGCAATAGCAATGTATCAAGAGAACCAGACGACCGCCACATGGTCGCCAATTACCTCATTTGTCTTCGTCAGTAATACTTTACCTGTCACACCTAACCAAATATCCACTCCGTTAGTGTTATTAGATGGTGCGCAAGTAGGGTTCGGTGGTAATAATTCGGCAATAGCAAATGTAATCACTGATTTAGTGAGTGATACATTCCAATACAGACCTGCGTTAGTATATGAACCGCGAGCAGAGAACAGGTTGATTACCCTGAACGGCAACAGACCTATTTTTAACCTCGATTTAACGATATTCTGGCGCGATAAACTGGGTGGGTTGAACCCATACAGAATAAACTCGGGCGAAACTGTCACCATCAAAATAGCATTCCTCAAAAAAGCAGCAGCAATGTTAGAACACGCCCATACTAACGGAAACCCAGCGATTAACCCAGCAAATCTATCCCCTATCGCTGCCGACCAACGATTAGCGACTTTTCCAACGGGTAGAAAAGGACAACTTTAATATTTAGGCAAATTATTATATATTTTTATCTTCTGTAAATATATAATGAGTGATTTCAAAACTGTCCTTGTTCGCGATAGTGTCATCGGCGACATTACTGCCGATATTGACTACGCCGTCAAATCTGGTGCCGCACAAACCACCTACCAAAAGTTTCCTTCCACATCTTCATCGAACTCTGCCATCATCTTCAACGTCCAAGTTCCAAGTGAAAACGTAGTCATCGGTCGTGATGTACTTTTAACCACTGGTCTTAACTTTACCATTAACTCTGGTTCAGTCGACGCATCTCTTAATTCAGGTGCTGCTAATCCTGCCTATATACCTGCTTCTGCCATAGGCACTATCCCACTACAAGTAGGTAATACCGATGCTCTACAAGCATTCCCTCTTAACTCACTTTTCACAACTGCTACTGCCCAGATTAACAACACCACTGTCTCAATCAACACCCAAGATGTCCTACCATCACTATTGAGAATGAACGATAGTAGAGAACTTTACAGATATAACAGTATGACCCCATCTCTTCCAGACCAAGCATACGCAAATTTCAGTGATGGTGTGGCAGCAAGCAACAATGCCCTCGCTGGATATGCCAATGCTTCATACGATTTAGACCAACTTCCTCGTGGTTCATTCCCTCTTTTAGTGCCTTACATCAAACAATCGTGGACAGATGCCAGTTTAAATTCCAACGTTGCTACTGCTACATTAACATCAGGAACTTCTAATACTTACACAACCACATGGACTATCAACGGCACAGCACAAGCAGCACCAACCGCCCTATTCGTCCAATCAGTAAAGGCAGCAGGAGCAGTATTCGTATATAACGTCCAAACAGTCGTCACCGAACCAATTTTCTTATCCCCATTCATCTGGTCTAACCCAGAATACAACGCACAAGGTCTTTTAGGCATTAACAATATGTCATTTACCTTTAACATTGATAGTACTTGTAGGCGTCTGTGGTCGACAGCAAACCCATATATTACAAGTGTCGTATTAGGTTCTCCTTCTGGATTAGGAACATCAGGAAGTAGTGTAGGTTTCCAGACCACATATCAATTAGGTTCAGTTCCTACACAAACCGCACCTGCTCTTCTGTTTAAATTCTTATCTACTCAACCAAGTGATTTAGTCGAAACCAAGAACATTGTCCCATACATGGACTTCCCAAGATACTTGACTTCCGCATCAAACTCCGTGTCGGTTGCCGCAGGAGCAACCCAAACTATAACATCAAGTAATCTACAAATCAACCAAATTCCAGATTTATTCCTTATCAACGTTCGTATTCCAATGTCTCAACAAACAGTACAAAATACTTCATCATTTTTCACAATAAACAACATTAGTATTAACTTGAATAACCAATCTGGTCTGTTGTCATCTGCTTCGAAATACGATTTGTGGCGTATGTCAATGAAAAATGGTTCATCTCAATCATGGGAAGAATTCAACGGAAGTGCTCTAAAAGCATATGTATCACAACCAACAGCATCTGCCAAATTAGTCGCCACAACTGGTTCTCTCCTCGTTATTAACCCTGCTTACGATTTATCTCTACCAGATTACATTTCAAGTGGTTCATTAGGAAACTACAACTTCCAATTCCAATGTAGTGTCACCAATCTATACGATGTTTCTATCCAACCAGAGATTATTATTACCTGCGTCAATAGTGGTATTTTCACCACTCAACAAGGTGTTTCCGCAGCATACACAGGTATTCTAACAAAGGAAATGGTCTTATCCGCCAAATCCTCCCAACAAGCATCAGCAATGATGAGTGAAGAAGTATCACGCAAAGTAGGTGGTAAATTAGACCAACACAATGCCATCTCCATCGGTAGAATGATGAAGCACCACATGAAAGGTAGAGGATACGGAGTTTCACCACCATCATCAGGAGGCGCCCACAAGAAGAGTAAATTATCAGCAATGTGTTAAAATAAAATATCCGTTTATATAGACGAAGAGACCCGTATTTAGGTTAAGAATAACCCACATGTCCCCCTATTTTGTCTTTAAACTTACAATCAGGTATTTTCGTCAATTCAAAAAATATATTATAAATTAATATATCTTTATAATATATAATGCCCCAAGCAAACATTACTTACGACAGTCCTTACAACAGGAAAGTAGTTGCTACTTTGAACGAAATGGACGAAAAACACTGGCAGAAAGCATATCCTGCCTACCACCCAAATCCACTGGGAATGAGATTATCCACATTTCACGGCGAAATGCCACATGCTGGTATGGTAGGAGGCGGTTCTCATACTTTAAAGTACAATCCATCAGGAAACTCTCCATCATACCCACCGCACAATTTAGCAGCAGGTTTAGCAGTAAGTTCAGGTGGCGCAATGTTAGGCGGTCCTCACGGAATTCGCCACCCTGCCCTTGCTGGTATGGACGGCGCTGTCGGTGGCGGTCCAAACACATGGCGTAAGTTTAAAAATACTTTTAAGGACATCGGGCATGCTCTCGCTCCTGCTGGAAAAGCAGTATGGAGTGATGTTGTTGCTCCTGTTGCTCGTGAAGTCGGTCCAGAATTAGTCAAGGGTGCTGTAATGGGTGCTCTCGGTGCTGGTAAGAAAAGAAGAGGAAGAAAACCAAAAGCAGAGAAAAAAGGAGGATTTAATTTGAGAGATGTAGCACACGCAATCACTCCTATTGCTTCAACAGTGTGGAACGAAGTAAAAGACCCACTGAAAGATGCTCTCAAAAGAAAAGTACAACAAAAAATATCTGGTTCAGGTAAGAAAGTAAACAAGAGAGCAGAAATCGTCAAAAAAGTAATGAAAGAAAAGGGAATGAAAATGATTGAGGCGAGTAAATATGTAAAACAACATGGTCTATATTAAAATATTATCTAATTATATACTAATAAAATGCCGAGATTTTTAGATAGTTCAAACCCTCAACTCAACGAATTAAATAGGATTAAGAAGAAAGTCGTAGCAGATATGAAGAAGCAATATTCTGGAACAGAAACCAGTATTGCTACTCCTACTGACGCAGCAAGTGCCCTATTCGACCAATATTTCGTTATATTATCCGCATTAAATTCCGCTTTTTTCGAATTAAATGCCACTCTCTCTTTAACCGCAGAACATACACAAGATAGTTCTATTTTAGCAGACCGCTTTGTAAGTGTTAATTCTGCTATTTCGAAATTAGTCACCCAAGCAGAACAATTTTTTAGAAAGAAGATGAGTAATAATATTAATATGTTTAGTCCAATTCAAGCACAAGAAACTTTAAAAGAATTCTTATCTATTCAAAACGCCGACGACCAAATAGCAGAAACAGTATCTTTAATTGCTCGTGGAGAAATAGTTAGAAAGAACGAAGTTGCCGAATTAATATTAGAAGGATTTAATAATTTAGCAAGACAATGGAAAGGAACTTATAATGAGTGGGAGAAAAGAATGGAGGGTGCTTTACTTAACTATAAAAATAGTTTATCTCCAAATCCAGATGTAGGTGGAACAGGAGGAGATATTCCACAAGCATACAGCGAAGGAAGTAGTATGACACCAAGCAGTTATAGTAGCGACTGGGAAACAATGTCAAATTCGACAGGAACAAGCGGAACAAGCGGTAGTGGAAGAAAAGGAGGTAATTTAGCAAGTGCTCGATATGACCTCCCATATTTACCACGACGATTTTTATAAACAATTTTGAAAAATATAATATCTAAATATATACTAAATATAAATGCCGATTACATTTAGTATCACTGAAAATATTGACAAAAAGAAGGGAAGAAAAATAGGGGGTATAACTATTAGAGAAAGAAGAGCACAAATGTTTGACGCAATTGTAGATAGATATTTCGAAAATACACCAGTATATAGGAGATTTAAACACCGAGTTCAAAACACTCGGTCATTTAACACATCAAAAAACTCGATTATCAGTGGAATGCCTTTGAGTAATACTCTTGAAGATAATGTCAACCAATATTACAATAGAATAAGAACTGTTATAGAGAGAGAAATAGGTAAAATACGAACACAGCAACAAAATCAAAATGTCGATACTGAAACCGATGTCCCGAGTGATAGTGATAATGGACTTGGTCCTTTTAATAATAGTGATGTTAGTGACAGCGACGTAAATTCCAGTGACGAAGAAGGAGGAATGATGTTGAGAGGCGGTGCTGAACTCGCACCTTTAAGCATGCTACAATTCCAAGAATTAGTATCTGTTTTTTCTTCACCGAACGAACTTAATAACTTGACTAAATTTCGAAAATTTATACGCAGAAACGGAGGAAATACAGAAGATGTAAGACAAAGATTATTGTTATTTCTACAAATGCCTCCCCATGTCGGTGATGAAACCGAGAGAAGTGTAATGAATGAGTTCGATTACTACTCAAATTACGGAGAACAACAGGAAGGCGCAGGATTAACCCATTCTCGCTCCCGAGTAGTCCCAGAAGCAACACCAATACAAGGCAGTGAACCAATCGAATTACACGGGAGAGCAGATAATATGATGGATAGAATGAGGGATATGTATCGTGGAAGACCTCCTACTCTACCACAAGTATTACCATATAATCCTATCGACCCACATGAAGAAGCAATGAGACGATTTTATAGTGGTGATATTACTCCTAATGAATTGAGAAGAGTACTCAATACTCCTGCGTTTGTAGGGTATAATCAAAGACCCAGCGGGAGAGGTATGATGAGAGGTGGTATTGCTGGCGTTTTAATCCGCCGATTAGTAAAGGCGTTTAACGATGCGAAACGAAGATGGAATAACGGACAGCAGACACCAATGGATTACGAGAGAGAATGGGACATATATTTAAGTATGTTTGAAGACCTGATAGATGATATTGAGAACGGTCAATATACATTAAGGGAAGATGAAGAACTCGTGATGGACGCGTATGTCGCATGGTTGAACGACATACGACTTCATCACCAAGATGTCGCTCCTGCCGATGTAAAAGGAGGCGCATTAAACTCTCGTATGGTAAAACTACTATTACAAAAATCATACGATAAAACCCCATCATCACACGGAAAATTCGAAATTGACCCAGAACTATCGGGAGAAAGAGTACAGGTATATAAAAAGAAGGGAAGTAATCAAGCAGTAGTCGTCCATCGAGGGACAAAGGGAATTCACGATATAGGAAATGACATCAAATATGCTCTGGGTTTCGATATATCCAATAGTGATAGAATGAAGCACGCCAGAGATATTCAAAAGAAAGCGGAAGAGAAATACGGCGCATCAAATATAACAACATTAGGTCATTCTCTCGGGTCAAAAATCAGTAGCGAAGTAGGTAAGAACTCTCACGAGATTATTAATTTAAACAAGGCAGTTGCTCCACAAGATTTATTTAAAGAGAAGAATGCTAATGAATACAATTTAAGGACGACCAATGACCTCGTATCCTACCTATTACCCCTCGCACATGAAAAGAATGTAAAAACAATACCATCGTTGTCTCCTAATCCATTTACAGAACACAAGGTAGATGTTTTAGACAGAATAGAACCGCAGATGTTAGGTAGAGGTCATATCGAGAAGTTGTCTAAAAAACATTTAAAAGATGTTATTAAGAAACTACCGAAGACAAAAGATAAGTTTAAAGTAGCAAAGAAGACCAAGAAAGAACTGGTTGATTACTGCTGTTCCAGATGTGTAGGTGGCAGCGACACACCACCGCGCAGAAGAACACAAGGGTTCGACGAAAACGACCCTACTTTAACACCACCAACGAGGAGACAATTAACACCACAACCAGCAGGTAATCCACGCAGTCCAAGAAGTATAACCTGTTTACCACCTGAACCTGAAAGTGTAATTAGAGGAGTGTCAATATTAGAAGATGATGATACTCCAATGCCTTCTGCTACATCAACACAGACACAACGAATAAGAAATAGATTAGGAAACCCAGAAGACCCGAATGCTCCCAGACGAAGATTTAGAGGAGGTATGCGAGGTGGTGTACTTACAGAACAAGAAGCAAATGATTTACATGAAGTCCATCAACAATTCATTGACAAAAGAAAACGATTACGGAAAGAACTAGGCAAATTACATACAATATGGGAAGAAGACGAAGATATTGAAAGGGAACAAAATAGAATACACAATGAGATAAAATTACTATCCCAAGAATTCGAAGAATACAATGAAAAATTACGAGCAAAGGAAGCACGAAGGGAGATAGTTCAACAAGAAGGTTTAACAAGACGAGAAGATAGAATACAACAAGAAGGTTTGATGAATTATTTGAGAAACAGAGAAATCAAGAGATTAGGACGTGGTATGAAGCGAGGCGGAAAAAAAGAACCTAACAAAAATCAACCACAGAGAGAAAACCGCATGATGTATGAACCCCGCCCTGATACTATTACTATTCCTATACCTAATCAGGGTGATGTAAATTTAGATGTATCAAATCCAACTGCTCTGTATCGAAGTATTCGTGCTTTACACTTTACAGCAGACCCAGAGGCAGCGAACGAATATTCGAGATTAGTCCACACAAGAGGTGATATAGCGATGTATATTAGAAATTTAGAAAGAGGTGATATTCAAGATTTAACGAGGGACTGGAATAATACTATACGTATGGTAAATGATGATGATGATGATGGACTTGTAGAATTAGTAAGTGATATGATGGAGAGAATTGACAGCAATATTATTCTCGCACAAGAAAGAGAAGAAGAAGAAGAAGACGAAGAAGAAGAACAAGAAAGTGTTGAACCAGAAAAAGCAGAAACCGAATTAGGTAAGAGAAAAAGAGGCGGAGTAAAACCACTAATCGATTTCGAACATGTGAAATGGGGAAGTTTTAGCAAACAATTCGACGCATACAAACACCAGCACCCTAAAAATAAAGTAAACGATTTAAAAGAATTCGCAGATATGATACTAAAAAATCCAGAGAAATATCAAGAAAAGACCAAGAAAAGGGCAAGATTTTATTTGAATGTACTTTTAAAAAATGATAAAAAAGTAGGAGGCGCAATGGACTACAAAGAACAAGAAAAAACAGCATTTATCATATTAGCGTCAGCGTTAGGAACAGCAATTACGTCTGTCACTATTCCAGCATTGTGGAAATTAGCAACACGATTTCTGCGTGAAAGAGGATATTTGCCAGCACAAGTTATTCCAGCATTAGAAAATCACGAAGACCAGATGCCACAAGCATTTAGAAATATACTCGAAGCAAGAAGAAGAGTTGTCCCGTTATTAGGAGACGAAAATAACAGTGGTAGTAGTAGTAGTAGTAGTAGTTCAAGTAGTATTTTAGATAGTCAAGCAACAACACCATCTATATCTACCAGTAGTAGTGAAACAGATTTAGAAACAGGAAGGGGTATGACTGGTGGTATTTTTGAATTACCCCATTTTGATGCTGATATTGGACGCTCGTTTAGAGATGCGAAACGCCGATGGGAGAAATCGCCGAAAATGATTGAAAATCTTGAATACGAAAGAAAAATGTTTGATGCTAAATATGGGAAATTAATGAGGTATACTCGTCTTGTGGGAGGACAGGGCGAGTTGGATAATACGACGTATGTTGAATTACTCATGTATTCAAATTGGGTAAAGGATTTGGAAATTCCTGAAATTAGTAAGGGTGCTGGAAAAAAAGCGAAGAAAGCGAAAAAAACAGCAAAGAAAGGCGGTGCTGTAATTCAACATTACGGAATAATAACGAAATAAATTCCATTATATTTTATCAACATATAATATATAATGCCAAACGCATGGACGACACATGTGCGAGAATTCGCTAAAAAAAACAATATGACCTATATGTGTGCTTTAAGCACCCCAGAATGTTCTGCCTCTTACAAGAAACCAGAAAAAACAAAACGCAAGAGATTGTCTCAAAATGCCGAGAGAGAAATGATGGGTTTCGAAGAGGAAGACACCAGAGCAGTTAATAAACAAAGAAAAGCGAAATTAGCAGAAAGCAAGATGAAATTAGGAGAACAAAAAGCGAAATTAGATGTCGCGAGAGAATTATCGAAAATGGGTGTAGAAGATATTAAAAGCGCTCTTATCCGTCAAGCACACAACATTGTACTGCCACATGTTCCATCAGTAGCGTCACCAGTAGCACCACCAGTAAAATCCAGAAGAGGAAGACCGAAGAAATATGAAGATGCCGAGACAGCAAGAAAGGCAAAAATAGCAAACACAATAACGGCAGCAAAAAGAAGACAAGCAGAAAAACGAGAGGCAAAGGCAAAAGCAAAAGCAGAAAAAGAAGCAAAAAAAACAGAAAAAAGGGGAAGACCACGAAAAGGTGGAAAGAAACCTGGCGACGAACATGTGGGACAAAAGCGCACTTATAGTGAGATGGATACTGGTATAATAAGACCTCCTCAACCCAGAATGACTACTGATATACAACAACATACGACCAATTTGATAAGACCAATAGCACGAAGACCAACTGCTCCTGTAAATTTGCCTACTGGTAAGGGGAGGCAACGCGAAAAAATTATCTACTGCTAAAATAATAAAAAGAATTAAAAATATTACCAGCGAAGATGCTCTCAAAGATTTAGATAAATTAGACAAGATTAACTGCTCGAATATAAAAGATTTAGCACCGAATAGTCGTATAGGCGTTAATTTCGTTGATTATTATACATTCCCAGAGAGAGTAAGAACAATAGGTAGAAAAGGAATAAGTTTTTTAGATATGTATAAAGACAGAAAGGAGTTGTCTAAAAAGAAATATATAAAAGGTATACTCGATTACTACGATAAAACTCTCAAATTCAAAGAAACGAAACTAACAAAAGAAGGATTGTGGTGGCGCATATTCAATCTCTATTTCGGTTCTATTAATGTATTCAAACCATTAATAGCAATGAATATGTATTGTAGATACAGACCTAAATCCGTATTAGATTTTACGATGGGGTGGGGTGGTCGATTAGTAGGAGCATGTGCGCTTAATATCCCACGCTATATCGGTATAGATTTAAACAAACAATTAGAGAAACCCTACAAAGAGATGAAAGATACTCTCGAAAAACACTCAACAACGGATATTAAACTGTACTTTGAAGATGCTCTCAAAGTCGATTATTCTAAACTGGATTACGACATGGTATTGACCTCTCCTCCTTATTATAATATAGAATTGTATAACGGAACAAAGAAGATGTCAAAAGAGGACTGGGATAATAATTTCTATAAACCAATATTCGAGCGAACTTTTAAATATTTAAAGAAAGGAGGACACTATTGTCTCAATATCCCCGCCGATGTGTATGAAAGGGTCGCCGTAGAAGTTTTAGGAAAAGCACATGAATTCGTTCCCTTACCTAAATCGAAACGAACTGGCGAAGAAACTTATAAGGAGTTTATATATGTATGGGTTAAAAAATAGATTTTTACAGAAATAATCTATTTAGGGATAAATTAATTTAAAAATAATCTGTTGTATATATATATAAAAATATGTATAGAACCCTCACTCGATACGAAAATGAACTCAACGGGATTGTGATGTATGAACCGATAAACAGACCATTACTGGATAAACTTATTTACAGCGACCTGTTAAAGGACACATTTAGAAGTCCGTTTGTCAAATTTGAGAACGAAAAGACGCAGTTATTAAAGTACAAAGACAAGATGAATTCCAGCGGGTTTATACCTGTATTATACAAGAAAAGCGAAACAAACCCGTTCGGTAGGTGCGACCCCGACCGCTCATTAGGGTTACACGCAATACGCAGGGAAATAAGGCATACATTAGCAAAAGATAAGATGATAGATGTAGATATGGTGAACGCGCATCACCAGTTTTTCGTTCAAATATGCGAAGCATGTGGCGAACCCTGCCCGAATTTGAAATCGTATGTAGAAGACCGAGAAAAATGGCGAAATTTAGTAATAGATACATATCTCAAAAATTCGAAAGACGGAATAAAGAAGAAGAAAGAGATTGCTAAAAATCTATTTATTCGCATGATGTATGGAGGCGGGTTTAATAAGTGGTTAGAAGCGTGGGGTCTCGACAAGGGTTTCCTGCCTACTCCTGAAATATCATCTTTTACGAATGAACTCAAACGATTACAGAAATGGGTTGCTGGGAATAACCCTGAAATAGTAGATATAGTAGTAAAGACCGAAATAGAAAGAAAGAAGAGATGGGAAGAATTAAGTCCCGAAGAACAAATAAAGAAACCATACATACCTAAAAATGTGTATTCATCTACTACTGCTTTTTACCTACAAGAAATAGAAGTCCGTATATTAGAATGCTGTTATACCTACTGCGTTAATAACGGGTATATTGTTAATAATGTGGGTGTACTGTGCGCTGATGGGTTGATGATTTTAAAAGATTTGTTTAAACCTACTTTGATGACAGAATTACAAGACGAAGTAAAACGATGTATGGATTTAGTTGTCAAATTCGAAACAAAGGACATGGACGAAGCATTCACGAATATAGACAAACATCTAAAATATGATATAAACACACAGACAGGTAATATTGCGGACTATTTTTATATGATGAATGGCGATTACTGGTTATTCAGTAATTCACAATTATATAACTACAATGGAACATACTGGGAGCAAGATGATAAGGAAAAGAACCGATTGATTACTTTTATAGACACTACATTCGCGAAACAAGTAGTATTTTATTTTATACCGAAAATACAGGCATTAGAAGATAAGATAAAGGAACTGCTTATTTCGAAAGATAGTAAGAAGAAATATACAAAAGAACTTATCAAACAATACGAAGATGAGATAAGCGACATCAAAAAGACCCGTAATTCGATAGTTAATATTTGTAGGTCAAGCGCCCCACGAACATCTCTTATTAAAGATATTTGTGCGAAAGTATGTAATAACTGCGTTAAATTTAACAGAAACCCGTATTTGTTCGCTTTTAATAACAAGATTTTCGATTTAAAGAAGAATGATTTTGTAAAACCAGACAGAGAACAATACATATCTACCACATGTGGGTATAATCATACAAAAGTGCCGAAATACAAGATAGATAAGATGTGGACTGTTATAAATCAAATTT